TTGATTTAAGCGAACTATATATTGCGACGGATGCAATGCGTGACGTTATAAACGAATGGATTGAAGAGAACACAGACGAACAGGACAAACTAATTAACTTAGTCATGAAATGGTAGAGGGGGATTAACTAATGGCTAATCTATATGAGCTATCAGAAGCATTTAAAGAGTTGTCTAATCAAGATGAATTAGATCCAACATTACTAAAAGACACATTAGATTCTATCAAAGCAGAAATGAATGTCAAAGTAGATAACATCGTCAATTGGAGACGTGAAACATTAGGTGACATAGATGTCATAGATAAAGAGATTAAGAGACTTCAAAATTTAAAAAAACAAAAACAAAATTTAACTGATCGATTAAGAGATTACTTAAAAGAGATGTTAGAAACACAGGAAGTAGATAGTTACCGCACAGCTACTAATCATATTTACAAGCGTAAAAACGGGGCTAGTAAAAATATTATCGATGAAAAACTTATTCCAAAGGATTATTGGCTATCACAAGCCCCGAAACTTAATTCTAAGCAACTAATCGATGATTTGAAAGCTGGCAAAGATATTCCGGGTGCTGAATTAAAGGTAACGGAAAGTTTGGTGATTAAGTGATGAGTGAGGAACAAGACATTTTACAAGAACTAGGTATTGAAGAAATTAACGAAGATACTCAGAACTATTATTCAATTATGGTATATGGCAAATCAGGAACTGGAAAGACGACTTTAGCCACTAGAGAAAACAACGCTTTTATTATTGATATTCACGAAGATGGCACTCAAGTAACGCGGCAAGGTTTTGTGAAGAGGGTCGACAATTACATTGCTTTTAGAAACACAATTGCGAGTATTGAATCGATTGTAAATACAGCTAGACAAAGAGGAAAGTTACTTGATGTGGTTGTAATTGAAACAGCACAAAAGTTAAGAGATATAACGCTGACTCATGTGATGAACACGCACCAAGTCAAAAAAGCAAGAATTCAAGATTATGGGGAAACATCTAAATTAATTGTTAACTCGATTAGGCACCTATTAAAGGTTAAAGATAAGCTCGGATTTCACGTTGTGCTTACAGGACATGAAGGGCTTAACTCAGAAGATAAAGATGAGAACGGAAAAATTATTAATCCTAGAATATCAATTGAAGTACAACCGGCAATACACAACAACTTAGTAACTCAGTTCGACATTATAGGACACACATTTATAGAAGATCATACAGATGAGAACGGAAATGCGACACACAATTATGTGTTTTCTGTAGAACCTTCTAATTTATATACAACTAAAGTTAGGCATAATCCGCAAATAACAATCAATAATCCAGGTATTAAAAATGCTTCAATTTCAAAAATTATAGATATGGCACAAAACGGAAACTAATAAAAAACTAAAAAGGACGGTATTTAATTATGAAAATCACAGGACAAGCGCAATTTACTAAAGAAACAAATCAAGAAAAGTTTTATAACGGCTCAGCAGGGTTTCAAGCTGGAGAATTCACAGTGAAAGTTAAAAATATTGAATTCAATGATAGAGAAAATAGATATTTCACAATCGTATTTGAAAATGATGAAGGCAAACAATATAAACATAATCAATTTGTACCGCCGTATAAATATGATTTCCAAGAAAAACAATTGATTGAATTAGTTACTCGATTAGGTATTAAGTTAAATCTTCCTAGCTTAGATTTTGATACCAATGATCTTATTGGTAAGTTTTGTCACTTGGTATTGAAATGGAAATTCAATAAAGATGAAGGTAAGTATTTTACGGATTTTTCATTTATTAAACCTTACAAAAAGGGCGATGATGTTGTTAACAAACCTATTCCGAAGACAGATAAGCAAAAAGCTGAAGAAAATAACGGGGCACAACAACAAACATCAATGTCTCAACAAAGCAATCCATTTGAAAGCAGTGGCCAATTTGGATATGACGACCAAGATTTAGCGTTTTAAGGTGTGGTTTAAATGCAATACATTACAAGATACCAGAAAGACAATGACGGCACTTATTCCGTCGTTGCTACTGGTGTTGAACTTGAACAAAGTCACATTGACTTGCTAGAAAACGGATATCCACTAAAAGCAGAAGTAGAGGTTCCGGACAATAAAAAGTTATCTATAGAACAACGCAAAAAAATATTCGCAATGTGTAGAGATATAGAACTTCACTGGGGCGAACCAGTGGAATCAACTAGAAAATTATTACAAACAGAATTGGAAATTATGAAAGGTTATGAAGAAATCAGTCTGCGTGACTGTTCAATGAAAGTTGCAAGGGAGTTAATAGAACTGATTATAGCGTTTATGTTTCATCATCAAATACCTATGAGTGTAGAAACGAGTAAGTTGTTAAGCGAAGATAAAGCGTTATTATATTGGGCTACAATCAACCGCAACTGTGTAATTTGCGGAAAGCCTCACGCTGACCTAGCACATTACGAAGCAGTAGGTAGAGGCATGAACAGAAACAAGATGAATCACTACGACAAACATGTATTAGCGTTATGTCGCGAACATCACAACGAGCAACATCAGATGGGTGTTAAGTCATTTGATGATAAATATCACTTGCATGACTCGTGGATAAAAGTTGATGAGAGGCTCAATAAAATGTTGAAAGGAGAAGACAATGGGAGAAGTATCGTGGATAAAACTTAAAGTTGGCATGTTTGATGACAGCAAAATCAAATATATCGAAGCCTTACCCGAAAGAGATACGATCATAACTATTTGGGTTAAGTTGCTAACTTTATCAGGAAAGTACAACGAACAAGGTTATATTATGTTATCCGAAAACTTGCCTTATAACGAAGAAATGTTAGCAAATGAGTTTAGTCGACCTATCAACTCAATAAGGTTAGCAATACAAACTTTTGAGACATTGGGCATGATTGAAAAAGTTAATGGTGTCATAAAAGTGACAAATTGGGAAAAGCACCAAAATATTGAAGGACTCGAGAAAATCAGAGAGCAGAACAGGTTGAGGAAACAAAAGCAACGAGAAAACAACAGAAAATTGCTAAATGGTCACGTGACGTCACGTGACAGTCACGCAACAGAAGAAGATAAAGAATTAGATAAAGAATTAGATAAAGAATTAGAAAGAGATAAAGAAAAAGATATAGATAAGAACTTAAGTGCAAATAATAGCGCAACTGACGTTACGCATGAGCAATTTGAGGAATGGTGGAAACTTTACAACAAAAAAAAAGATAAGAAGATGTCTTTCACTAAATTCAAATCATGCATAAAGAAACATACTTTTGAGCAAATCATGCAAGGTACTCGAGAGTATTTAAAAACTATTACAGACAAACAATATCAAAAGTACCCTAAAACGTTCTTAACTAACGAAAGCTATATGAATGATTATAGCGAAGAGATTAAAGAAACTGGCATAGATCAATTGGAACGTATGAAGTACGACGAAAGTTATTGGGATTAGGAGGACGTTATGAAACCGTTATTCAACGAAAAAATAAACGAGAGTTTAAAAAAATATCAACCAATCGAAGTAATACTAAGACAGAATTGTGATAAATGTGGGCATCAATATGACTTATATAAGTTTGAAAATGGATATGAATACAAAGATGGTTGCGAATGTGAAATTCAAAGATTGGCTTATGAAGAATACAAAAGGAATAAACAAAAGAAACTTGATTATATTTTTAATCAATCAAATGTTAATCCGGCTTTAAGAAATGCAACAGTAAACAACTATAAACCACAAAATGAAAAACAAGTACACGCTAAACAATCAGCAATAGAGTATGTACAGGGTTTCTCTACAAAAGAACCAAAATCATTAATATTTCAAGGTTCATATGGAACTGGTAAAAGCCACCTAGCATACGCTATCGCAAAAGCAGTTAAAGCTAAAGGGCATACAGTTGCTTTTATGCATATACCAATGTTGATGGATCGTATCAAAGCGACATACAACAAAAATGCAGTAGAGACTACAGACGAACTAGTCAAATTACTTAGTGAGATTGATTTACTTGTACTAGATGATATGGGTGTAGAAAACACAGAACACACTATAAATAAACTTTTCAGCATTGTTGATAACAGAGTAGGTAAAAACAACATCTTTACAACTAACTTTAGTGATAAAGAACTAAATCAAAATATGAACTGGCAACGTATAAATTCGAGAATGAAAAAAAGAGCAAGAAAAGTAAGAGTAATCGGAGACGATTTCAGGGAGCGAGATGCGTGGTAATCACAAAACAAAATATAAAAGAAATATTACATTGTAGAGATGTATATGCTCAAAAGATGATTGATTTTGCAAACGGAGACCAAGAGAAACTTAAAAAACTTATTGATGATAAGTTGAAAGAAAAAGAAGAAAGACCCGCAATCGTCGAATATTAAGGAGTGTTAAAAATGCCGAAAGAAAAATATTACTTATACCGAGAAGATGGCACGGAAGATATCAAAGTCATCAAGTATAAAGACAACGTAAATGAAGTTTATTCGCTCACAGGAGCCCATTTCAGCGACGAAAAGAAAATTATGACTGATAGTGACCTAAAACGATTTAAAGGCGCTCACGGGCTTCTATATGAGCAAGAATTAGGTTTACAAGCAACGATATTTGATATTTAGAGGTGGCACATGGAAGTACATTACAGTAGTAAAACAAACGAGTGGACAACACCACAACATTTATTTGATGACCTAAACGAAGAATTCAGTTTTACATTAGATCCTTGTTCAACAGACGAGAACGCCAAATGCCGGAAGTATTATACAGTAAAAGATAATGGGTTAATTCAAGACTGGTCTGAGGACATTGTTTTTATGAACCCGCCATACGGTCGAAGTATTAAGCGTTGGGTCAAGAAGGCTTATGAAGAAAGTTTGAAAGGAGCAACGGTAGTTTGTTTAATACCCGCAAGAACAGACACGACATATTGGCATGATTACATTTTTAATAAGGCTGATGATATAAGATTCCTACGCGGTCGTCTGAAGTTTGGAGATAGTAAAAACAGCGCTCCTTTTCCTAGCGCAATTATCGTTTATAGAGGTGCACAATGAGTAAATACAACGCTAAGAAAGTTGAGTACAAAGGAATTGTATTTGATAGCAAAGTTGAGTGTGAATATTACCAATATTTAGAAAGTAATATGAATGGCGCTAACTATGATCGTATCGAACTACAACCGAAATTCGAACTACAACCTAAATTTGGGAAGCAAAGACCGATTACGTATATAGCCGATTTCTCTTTGTGGAAGGAAGGGAAACTGGTTGAAGTTGTAGACGTTAAAGGTAAGGCGACTGAAGTTGCCAACATCAAAGCGAAGATATTCAGATATCAGTATAGAGATGTGAATTTAACGTGGATATGTAAAGCGCCTAAATACACAGGTCAAGAATGGATGGTATATGAGGACTTAGTGAAAGTCAGACGTAAAAGAAAAAGAAAAATGAAGTGATTTAATGCAACAACAAGCATATATAAATGCAACGATTGATATAAGAATACCTACAGAAGTTGAATATCATCATTTCGATGATGTGGATAAAGAAAAAGAAGTGTTGGCAGATTACTTATATAACAATCCAGACGAAATACTAGAGTATGACAATTTAAAAATTAGAAATGTAAATGTAGAGGTGGAATAAATGGGCAGTGTTGTAATCATTAATAATAAACCATATAAATTTAACAATTTTGAAAAAGAAATAATGGCAAAGCGTGGGATAAATGCTGGAATTGTTTCTAAACGTGTAAGAGGTTGTTGGGAGTTTTCAGAAGCTTTAGACGCGCCTTATGGCATGCATCTAAAAGAATATAGAGAAATGAAACAAATGGAAAAAATTAAACAAGCGAGACTCGAACGTGAATTGGAAAGAGAGCGAAAGAAAGAGGCTGAGCTAAAAAGAAAGAAGCCACACTTGTTTAATGTACCTCAGAAACATTCACGTGATCCGTACTGGTTTGATAATACTTATAACCAAATGTTTAAGAAATGGCAGGAAGCATAAATGCCTAAAACCGATAACGCACGCAAAGAATACTTAAACCATTTTTTCGGATCTAAGAGATATCTGTATCAGGATAACGAACGAGTGGCACATATCCATGTAGTGAATGGCACTTATTACTTTCACGGGCATATCGTGCCAGGTTGGCAAAGCGTTAAAAAGACATTTGATACAGCTGAAGAACTTGAAACATATATAAAGCAACATGGTTTGGAATATGAGGAACAGAAGCAACTAACTTTATTTTAAGGAGATGTAAACAATGAATAACCGCGAACAAATC